TTCCCCCCCCCCCCCCTCTTTTATATTTTGCTGCTTTAAAAGTTGTAGTCCGGCTCTTAGGATCTCTGATTTGCTTTGGCCTGTTTGAATTGCTAAATGTGTCAGCAATTCAATTTGAGGTTCTGGCATCCTGAATGAAATCATTCTGCTATTCTTTTTTCTTTTCTGTTCCATGCTTCAATTGATTAGTCAGTTTTTTTTATTCGTCAATACTTGTGTAATACATATTTTTAGCTGTTGTTAGATGTATTGACCTGCTGGTACATCACCCTATAGGGAATTGATTAATATGTTCAAGCAGGCTTAGTGTGGGTCATAAATGCCCCCCACACGCCTTTTAAGTGCCGTTTTGTTGTGTTGTATGATGTTAATGTGTAACAGCAAACACCGCTTGTTTACTGGGCTTAAAGCCTGCTGTATCATATTACACCTGCTGTTACATATTGTAATATGTTCAATGACCGATTTATACATAAAAGGCATTTTCAAGTTTTCCTGCTGAATTGACCATTTTGACCACTTGGATGGCATCAATTTTTGCCCTTCTTCTGGCAAATTGGTGCTTACACATGTCCAAATTTAGGTCGCCAAAGAATGCTGCCTGCTCTTCACCAGATGGAATCTGTGCCAGCAATTTGTCATCTCCATGCTTCTTCTTTGCGCCCGGCTTGGCAGCCCTCGATGCGTCCAAATCTTCAGACAGCACCCAGTGCGGATAATCCCAGCGCGCAACAAATGATGGCGTTGATTTGAATGATCGGACCACACTATCAACAATGTAACAGCCTTCGTTCTCATGGCTGATGATTGAGATCAGTCCATCCATTTCGCCAACAACAGATGACGCGCCACGGAAGCGGTCAATGACTTCTTTGCCAGATTGCGAACCCTTGCCAAAGTGGTGAATCAAGATTGGTGTGATGCCGTATTTGGCAATGATCTCATCCATCCAAGAGCCAATGGCTTTCATGGCCGCGTTGTCATTCTCATCCTCTGCGCTGTTAAATTTGTAAAGGCAGTCCAAGATGATCACATCGAACTGGCTCGCTTGTATCGTCTTCAGCACCCTGCTCAGCTCTCTGGTGCTTCTGACATCGTAGTGTTGCCGGAGACTCAGGGTTGCTAGATTCTGAGGAATGTCCCAATTGCAAGCAGATGCGCATCGCTCGTTCAACTCCCACTCATGCAATTCAAAGTCAACATACAGCACGCGCTGAGGTTCTGGGGCCGCCCACTGCAAGAATGGTTGCCCAGAAGCCATGCAGGATGCCAATGACATTGCAAAGTGAGACTTGCCAGCCTTGGCAACGCCGCCAATCAGCAGCTTTGATTTGGCATACAGCAGCCCGTCAATGATTACATCTGGCCGCCTTGCCTTGGCTTCGTCTAATGATCTTGGTGCGCCTTCATTGCCAAACCTTACATTGAATGTCTGTCTTTGGGCGCTTGTTGCAATCAATTCCTGCAAGCCTTCGGTGGTCCAACCTTCTGCGATTGCATCGGCTGCATCCCATCCTTCTGCCTTGTCGCTTGGTGCATCGATCAGATTGCCCTTCGTGATGTCTTGCAGTTGCTTTGCGGCTGTTCGCCCTGGTGCATCGTTATCTGACCATATTGATACATTCCTGCCTTCTAGCACGGTCCAATCGCTCTGATTGATTGCCTTGCTGCCACCAGCCCATGAAAGCACTACATGATCTGGCAATTTGGATGCCAATGCATCTGCCGCCTTCTCACCTTCAACAATGACAACATCCGCGCCGGGCATCTTGTTGAGCAGTTCGCCTTTGTAAAGCGGTCTTGGCGCATTGAATGCCTGCCACTTCCATGTGCATCTGTCAGTCTTCTTATGGCGCATCCAACTGCACTGGCTGATTGTCTTGCTGCCATCTGGCAAATTCCATCGCATGATCACGCCAACTGGCCGCCCTAATGCGTCTGCGTATTTGTAAGTAATGTGTGCCTTGCCATGCTCCCAGTGTTCTGGAGCTGGTGTTTCTGGCTTGGTCAATGCGTGTTCCCAGTCTGACTCAGATGCTAATGGCTTACGCTTTGCCGGCCTTGTCATGCGCACAATATTGACGGCGCCTTGCAACTCGCTGGCTGCATCGCCTTGGCTGAGATTGTTTATTGCTGCATATAAAGCTATAAGGTCCCCGCCCTTGTCTTCGGTCGCATGGTCATACCATTGGCCTGTGCTAAGGTTAATTGACATAGAAGATCCGATTGATCCATCAATGCCGCCAATCCTGTATGAGCCGCCTTTGACCTTGCCGCCGGGCAGCCATGAGTGGCAATAGCTCTCTGCATTGCCCATCAGCTTTGCATTGATTTCGTCAAATTGTATCAGCTTGCTACTATCTTTTGTCAGTATTTCATCTTCATCGGTTGCTAGGTATTTGGTCATATTTTTATTCTTATAATTGTTTTATCTAAATGTTTTGCCTTCTGCCATACTCTGCGAGCAATGCTGCATCAATCATGCCGTCATGCGGCTTGGTGCAACGATCTGACTTCAGCCACTTTTCGCCTGGGAATATCTGATTGACGATATTGAGTGCAGCAGCCTTTGTATTAAACTTCTGGCCCTTTGGCATCTTTGGTTTGCTCCAGAATACCTTCTGCCATTTTTGGCTCAGCACCACATGATACTTGAGTTGATGAGCTGCCAGCAATGTTTCCACGGCCGCAAACGAATAGGTCATTGATCTAAGTCCTGCTGCGCTTGGTGCATGTGCGCCCGGATTCTCAACAATGAATGTGTATTGATCTGGATGCCTGCTAATCTCTTTGATTGTGGCAGCCAATGTATGCAAATCAATCTTGCGACCTTTGCCGTTTGGCACTGTTGGCATGATTGATGACTGCATTAGCTTGCCTTTCCAATTGATCATTGTGATGCCGCCATCCAGACCGCAATCAATTCCAATGTAGTATCTCAATGCATGCCTTTCATTTTGGCAGCCAATTGAAGCATGCCAGAGTTAGCAAGTGCCATTTGCGCTCTCAACTGTTCAATTTGAAGAATGGCTTGATTAACTTCTGTTTCTAGTCGCTCGGCGTGGTCCTGCATACAATTCAATGCATGATTCCAGTCGTCGGTTAATACTAGTTCCTTAAATATCTTGGAGTGCGCTTGATCTGTTCTGGGTGTTTGTCCTAGTAGCTTCATAGGTGAGTTATTGATTAGTAGAGTTGTCGGATAAAACAATCTTTATCCGTCATAATTTATTCCAGTGCCATTGCAGGCTGAGCAGGTTGGAAAGTCATTGGTGTTAGGGTTGCCGGGTAATTCGCCATAGCCATCGCAGGCCGGGCATTCTTCTAGTTCTTCTTCACTCATTCCTCAAACCTTCCCATGCCAAACTTTTTGCGCCATTGAAAGTAAGTTGAAAAATGCAGACCAACTTCGTTGCATGCCTTTTTGGCCGCAACACCTAATCTACGCAAATCATCAACCGCATCAATCATGCTGCGCTTCTGTTCGTCTGTAAGACTATGCGGCAAATGCGTTGATTCTTTTAAAGGAGCAGTCGAGCCTGTGCGTTGCTCAAATTCTTCATTAGCTTCGACCTCTTCAGCAATGCGCCTTTCGGCCCACCTCATAAAGCTGGATATGCCATGTGTATGTGTTTCAATCATGTTTATATAGATTTTTATATTTTAATCAAACAAGTGCCAAACTGCCTTGAGCTGTTGCATTTGATAAATTGCCGCAAGCTTGCTCTGCATAGCTTTGTTTTAGCTCACTGCCGACAAACGTGCGTCCTAATGTTAATGCGCCCCATCCTTCGGAACCAATGCCAGTGAATGGCGAGTAAATAAGATCACCAGGATTACTCCAAAGTTCAATGCCACGCTCAATAATATCGAGTTGGAGTGGGCATATATGTTTCTCGTCTGCGTTGTCTCTTGCGCCAGTCCGATTGAGAACACGCCCTTGATCGACTGTCATCCATACTGGCGACGCAACTTCCTGCCACCAATCAACACTGTAGTCTTCTGGCGACTTCGTTACTGGTATAGCAGACTCGCCCGGCGCGCGAAATACAAGCAAGTAGTCCGGCACTCCTACGCGGCTTGATGAGCTGTCTTTTTTGAGGGTTTTGTAAAGCAGTCCGCGCGCTTTAGTGCGCTGCATTTCAGTGACTGGATTCTTCCATACTGTAATGCGCGAATGAAATAGAAAGCCATGATTCCAGAATGCGCGAATGATCTCCCCGCTAAAGTCCTGCAATTGAATGCTGCCGTGCTTCCACTTAGTAGAAAGCAGATCAACACAGTGGACCGCAACTTCTCGACCAGGAATCATGATTCGTTTCATTTCTTCAATCAAGTAATCAAAGTGCTTCATAAACTCATCCATATCTTCACAGTTTCCCATATCTTGCGGATCTGCTGAGTATGTAAACAAGTCTGCAAATGGTGGAGAGAATATAGAAAAGCCAACTGAATGATCTGCAATTTTATCACGAGCAACTCGCACACAGTCTCCGTGATGAATAGTCCATCCGTCGCCCTCTGTGGTAGTTATGTCCATCTTGGCATCGATTGTTTCTGTTTCGCTTGTCTTTAGTTCTGCGGCTGCTTTTTTCATAGATTCTTGCATTGTTTGATGTTGTTTAATTTTACGTTGGATTGATTTGATGATTGCTCCTTCTGTTTCTGCTTGGACCACGAATGCATTGACTTCTCGCGTTTGGCCAAATCGATATGATCGGCGCAACGCTTGATAGAAGTCTTCAAACGAATAGCTAAGGCCCACAAATGCGACATTCCAGCAGTGTTGCCAGTTGAGTCCAAACCCGGCGATGCTTGGTTTAGTTATAATCACGCGCACATCACCATGTGAGAAATCAGCAAGTCGTTTTCGTTTCACTTCTGGCTTATCGCTGCCGCGAACCTCAATGGCATCAGGAATGCGCTTTTTTAGCTCGTCCGCTTCGAGATTGGTATTGCACCATACAATCCAAGTTTCGCTTGAGTTGTTTACCATTTCCGCGACGGCATCGCATCGCGCCGGACACGTCAAACGCATTTCTTTATGCATAGTCGTCGCGCTTAGTGTCGCAATTCTAAACAAGTCATCGCCTGTTTCCTCGCTCTGATCAACTGCAACTGTGATATCTTTCATGTGCAATTTTGGCAAATCATATCCGGTATCATCAAATCCTAAATCAGAAGGCTTTGAAATACATGCGGCCCAAGATGCCAGCCACTTCCAGAACTCATTCTCGGCATGCTTCTTTAACCTCCAGTCGCCAGTATTAAATGTATCATTGATGAAATACGTGCAAAGCATCTGAGCTGGCGTGCAAATTCCTAGAAAGTCTGCGTGCTGTCCTAGCTCTGTGTAATCATTGGGCGATGGCGTAGCAGTGCAGCATAATCGATAAGGCGTATCTTTAAATGCTTCTGTTAATCGCTTACGAGTCTTGCCAGTAAAGCTTTTTAATATGGAGCTTTCATCAAGAACTACTCCAGCAAAGTCTCCACATTCAAAGTGTTCTAGCTTTTCATAGTTGGTAATATAGATGCCAGGACCGCCAATCTCCGAGTGATCAGAAACTACGCTCGCTTGGATGCCAAACTTGACTCCTTCTAATCGTGTTTGCTCGCCAACTGCCAACGGTGCGAGAATCAACACGCTGCCGCCCGTCTTGCGTAAAATTTGCGATGCCCATTCTAATTGCTGAGCAGTTTTGCCAAGTCCGCAATCCTCAAACAATGATGCACGCCCTTTCATTACTGCCCATTTTAATACATGGGCTTGCCATTCAAATAGCGGCGCAATTAATGGAAGCGGATCAAATCCGTAACTGGCAGAGTGTTTGCGCTTTGTTTCGATAAATTTGTTATATTCTTTAGTATTCATTTTGTATGTGTTGTTATTGAGGTGTTTCCATTTTGGAAACTGTTTGTTTCAATCATGTTTATATATTCTATTAATTAAAGTAAGAGTTTACCTGTAAAAGATGTGGCGGCCGATCTTGACAGTTACTGTCATCGATGACGCCCAGTAAGGCGAGCAGTAGTCTGCATGATAATGATCAGCGCCTAAAGTGTAGTTGGTAATCTTTGCGCTATATACGATGCTGAGTGCCTTTGAGTAGCGCTTGTGAGCCTTGGCCTTAGCAACTAATGCGTCGATCTTGCCAGAGTTCCAGCAGCTAAACTGCATGCGTTGCAAGCAGACTTCGCGCCGTGTCATATCGCGCTTCCATGCTCGATTGCATATGACCTCATAAACTGCTTCCATTGAGCCTTCAGCGTATTCGCCGCCCGCTTCAAGTATGAGTGTAGATGCAATGATATCTTCGGCCGTGTAAGCGACCAGAGGCAGTGCGCTAAGAAGCGCGAGTAGTGTGATTAATATTGTTTTCATATTATGATTATTGGTTTTGTATGGCTTATGCCAATGCCCATGACTTTGGCAACCCAAACACCCATGTCAATACATTCTTCAATAATAATTCAATTGCCTGTAAATTCGCGCCCTTGCTTGGCTTTGCCTCTGCAACATTGGATGGAATCCATCCCGGAAGTCATGAATGATGCCACAAGCTTTGCCGTCATGCGGCCGCAGCACTCTGCCTGTTGACTGGATTGCCTTGCGTTCTGAGCGCCCACAGCCAGCCATGATGATCACATTGGCAATAGGCGCATCAAAGCCTTCCTCAATTGCTGATGTGCCAATCATGCACTTTAAGCTGCCATTGCGAAACCTAGCAATTACATCAGCTCGTTTCTTTGCACCCATCTTTGAGTATATCAACTCAGCGCCATCAATTGAATCAACTAAGCGTTTGCCATGTTCAATTGAGCCAATCAGCACAATGGTATGATCGCCGGCATCCATGCTTTGTCTGGCAATCAATTCAATGTGTGCATCTCGGTCTGGGTTCTCCCAGATGCCAAGCTTTTGTGCTGCCTGCCATTTGCACTGGCTAGTCTGCTTGCGCTCACCCTCTTCAGTTCTAAACATCCACGCCATCTTTCGGCGCCTGCTTGCAATCAATTGATCTGACAATTCCTCAATGGCTTGTGATGCTGTTGCACTTTGCACGTCATGCCAGACAACCTTTGCCTTGGCCAGATGCCCATGATCAACTAATGCATCGCGTTTAATGGAATGCAGATTGTTGCCAAATAGATGACTAACTAAATAGTCGCGGTCCGAGTCGCCGCAGAATGGCGTTGCTGATAGTCCCCACCTGGCAGACTCTGCTTGTCTGATCTTGGCGCTCCACCCATCAGCACCTGATCTATGGCATTCATCCACGATTAACAGGTCTGGCTTGCTTCCCATTGGCGCACCTGCAGCGCAGTAAATTTGCAGATGCGCTTTCTCTTTTATGACTGGGAATCGATCACAAGCCGTCTGCATTTGATCAACTTGTTCTCTGGTGTTTACCATGATTTCCACATTAGCCACACCTCTGCGCCTAGATAAACAAACAGCCAGAGCAGATGCCGCAATATGCGTTTTACCTGCTCCGGCTGGTGCTTTCAGAATACCTCGCTTGCTCTTACTTAAAAAGTAAATTGCCCGTTGTTGGTATTCTCTGACTTCCATCTTACCAAGGGTCTTCCTCTGTTTCGATTACCTCTGGCTGGCTCATGCCTTCTTTGAATAAGATATGATTCTGATCATATACAAAGCCACTAAATCCGATCTCTGGCCAATGCTTATTTGAATCGGTTCGATCAGGTGACATCTCAACTATGGCAGTGAATTTTTTATCTTTTACAATTTCAAAGAATGCTTGCGGATCTTCAGAGTCTAATTGGTCCCTAAAGATTTTGACGCCGCATGCTTTGAGATACATAAAGATCAATGTGCGTGCCTTGTATTGAGAGGTTGGCAATGCCAAGTCTCCCCAAAAGAATGTTTTGCGCATTGTTGCGCCATCCTTTGTTGCAAATGTGCATTCAAATAGATCAGTGCCATCGCGCTGGTTTACCTTGTGAGATACATTTGTTGTTTTAAACTCATACTTGCCAGCTTCAGTAATGTAGCTGCTGCCTGTTGAGTTTGCGTCCTCTTCTGTTGCGATATATTTTGCCATGATTTTTAGTATGCTTTGATTTCTTCCCAGGCTTTAATGCCGGGTATTGTTATTGTTAATTTTAGAGCTGCCCGAATCTTTGATTCATTTGGACTGAAAAGATCGGGCCGTGCTGCCATTAGTTTGGCTTCACTTTCGACCTCGAACTTGATTGTTTTGCGAACCTTCACACCAGCAACTGCATCATGCTTCGCTGCTGCTTCTTTGCGCAGAGTTGCAATCTGCGCTTGTGCATCATCCATCAATTTAGTGTAGTCACTGTCAGCATCAAGTTGCTGTGCCGCCCCTGCCATCACCTGTTGCTCTTGGATTCTGGCTTGGCGTTCTGCTGTAATCTTCTTATCACGTTCCACGATCTGAAACGCTCCAAGCAATTGAGCAATCCGGCTTTCCTCTGCTTTAACATCTTCAATGTAATCTTTGGCAACGCCGTCAATCTGTCTGCCAATTTCAAGCACTGGTGCTTTGGCATCCTTTCTTGATTCCTCAATGCCTTTGATTAGATGACGCAATGCAGACTGTGCTTCTGCTGCAATTGTTGCTTCAAAGCCATCGTCAACAGTTTGAATGCCTTTAGATGACATCAATGCTTCAATCTTCATCTGCTCGGCTTCAGCAATGATCTCAATAGTCACGCCATTGATCTTTGGATGTGTGATCAATTCGCTCATTTTGATACCGCCTTTCTAAATGCATCAAATCCAATTTCCATTTTGGCTTGGATGTTCTGCGGCAAGTCTCGCCATGTTTGATCAAGGTCAAGGTCAATGTTTCCCTTGTTGGTCCAATACAGATTGGTTCTGTATTCCAAATCATTCTTAGCAATCAAGCTTTCAAGATGCGGCCGCTGAGCCATATCTTCGACTTCAATTGCATCAACATCAGTTGCTGGCTCTTCCAACTTCTTTGGCTTCTTTGGCTTTGGCTTCTTTGCTTCAGCAATTGGTGATGCTTCTGCAATATCAATTTCCTCTGGCACATAAACGCCTTGCACAATCTCTGGCGCAATGGCTCGGAGTGTTTCCGAGATACATCTTGCTCGAAGCATTGCAGCCGGCGTCTTATCCCATGCAGAACCCTTGCGGACCAATCCGGCCCGCTGTGCGTCATCCATTGAGAAGCTGCCTTTGATCTTGTTGCCTTCAAAGTCAAAGACGGCAGATTGCACAGCCTCATTCTTTAAGTCATCCCAGGTGACTTTACCACCTGCCCTGCGAAAGTCAGCCAGCATCGCATCTGCGCGCTTGGTCAACTTGCCTTTTACTAAATGGTAGTTCTTAGCCATCTCTAGTGGCGGCTTATTCTCAGCCATACATTGTAAGGCAAAGATCATTCCCGCTTCTTTTGATTCGCATCCAAACATCCCAGATCGACAAATAGCGTTGCCGAATAAATCAATGCCTTTTGCATCATTGATCTTATCATATGCACTAAGTTGATTCATCTAGTGCCTTTCTCATCGACCACAATACTGACTTGTGGCGCTTGTTTATGCCTTGGAAAAACTTGCAACCGGAATACGCGTATTCCTTTCTCTTCTAGTTCTTCCAATATTGCTTCAACCCTAGATTCGGCTTCAGCTTTAATTTCCTTTATATCATTCATAATTACCTTTTGTTTATTATTAAGTGACTTTAATAGTCACTGGCAGGAATAAATGAATGACTTGATGCGCGTCAATACATATAGAACAAATTTAAATTATAAATTCATCATTGTCGTCGTCGTCTTCCCATTCGATTTCGTAGTCCATGCTCTCTTCATCTTCAAATTCTTTTATTATATTAAGCGCCTCAGTGTATAATGCTTTCTCGACTAAATCATTGTCTCCATCGCGCCAGACGTTTCCTTCTTCGTCTTGCATGACGATTGCATAGTGCTGGAAGTGTTCGCCTAAAATAGCTTTTACTTGCTCAAATGCGTTCTCTTCAGTCGTAGGCATTAGATGATTTTTAGAATGATTCTTGCTGCTGCTTCTTCGTCGCTTGCGTCAATCATTGCGTCCATGTGCTTAAACCTTATTGGCTGTTCGCTTTCGTGATTGTCGCTGCCGTATTCAAATCCATCCCTTGCAAGTCGCACGACTTTACCTTTCTGCTGATTTACCCAAAGCGCCTCGTTGTCGAATCGGCAATCGTCAATCACGATAAGACGCGCTCCGTCTGCTTTTGATTTTTCAATTCTTTTCTGCATGGACCAGAGCCAAATATCCTGTGCGACCATGTTGCGGCCCCAGTCCGTCCCAAGGGTCTGCATCAATTGCCTAGCGCTCTTACCAATCCCAGCAATCTCTTTTTCTTTTATAGATTGATCGTGCAGATTAATCATATCAACACCAAGAGCCAGAAGCATTGAGCGCATCGGATCAGCGAATGACATTATATGAGTTGGCACATCTGCGGCATCTGCGATTGCATTTGCAACAGTAGATTTACCAACCATTTTGGGTCCGGTTAGAGCAAGTATTTTCATACTGACTTATAGAACCTGGTAACTAATCCTTCAGTCTTGTGGTATTCAAATGCGCTTGCGCCCTTCTGGCTGCCGACAAAGCCAGCTCCAGAGTGCCACGCATCTGTGGCGCAAAGTGCTTCCAAATATTCAACCACCAAGCCTGATTGCTCATCAATGACAACTGGCGCAATGGTTTTTTTGTGATGGATGTGACCCATTTTTAAATGCCTGTATTTGGTTGCACCCCACTCTTTGGCAAACTCTGCCGCAATAATCATTGGCCATTTCTGTGCTGCGATCCTGTCGCCGTGCGTCCACAAAAGCAAATTGTCGCCGAACACCATGTGCTTTCTAGGTGATGGATCAGACTTGACTTTGATGTTTGGGCATTGGCTGTAATAGGCATCTAGCACCCTTGCAAGCCACACCTCGGAGTGCCACGAATGATTGCCCTCTAGCACCACAATCTCAACTTCTGCGGCTACTGTTGCGGCAATATCAACTACATTTGTGCAAGCCTTAATTAAGTATTCAACGACGCGATGGTATCGAGTATCAACATCTAAGACATGGCCACTGGCTTCTGTCTTATTGCTCCGGTTGTCGCTGTGCATCATGTCGCCACCAAAGACTAGAACGCATTTGGCAGGTCGCCTAGCTCTGGTCGCTAATCCTTCAGCAGCTTCAACCATTCTGGCCGCCGCAATGTTGCAGTCATAGTCGGCATCTTTTGTTTCTCTTTCATCAGCATACATGCCCACATGCGCATCAAAAATATCCATTTCAAACAGGAAGTCATCTGTATCTGTTTTGCGAGATTTACGCACTGGCGCTTTGCCCTTTTCTTTGACTTGGTCGCAAAGACCATCAACAAAGTCTTGCATGCCTTGCGCTTCTGGAAAGAGCCGGCGCCATTCTTGGATGACGTTGCCGTTGCCATCATATTGAACAGTTGTTTTGCCAACATTTAAATGTGCAGGAGTTGGTGCTGATGACTTCCACGGAACTTGGCCCAACCTTTCCAGCCTTTTTAAAATGCCTCGAATGGTTGATTCACATTTGCCAAGCTTCTTTGCTGCGCCGCGATAACTGCCAGCTTCAAGATAAGCATCAATAGCTTCTTTTTGTGTATTTGATAAAAGCATATGTGCATTATTTTTTGAGTAATTTTTTCATAACTCAGTTTTGATTAATGTAAGAGCTGCCGGAATATAAGCTTACAATTGGCGATGCATTAATATTCTGTCAACTTTTGTCTATTTTTTGAAACTTTGGCCCGGCAATCCTAACTGCTAAATACATACAGCGACACTTCCACCGTGGCACTCCGCAGACTTGCATCGCCTCGCGAAAGACTTTGGCCGCCGTAATGCTATCCACTTGATGCGTCACGCAGAACCAATCATGCACAATTGCCGCCTTTAGATATTTGCCAAATGGTGGAAAGGCTGACCAAAGAAAACGAGGCACGCTGGCACCATCTGAAGCAAAGCCGACCGGAACAATGATATATCCAGCGATGTCTGACTGATAAAGTAAATCATTGTCCAATATAACTACGCGAATAAACTTATTGCCGCGCATCTGCTTAGAAATGCGTGCATTCAGCTTATTTGCAAAGATACTCACTTAACTTGAGATGAACCAAAGTAGAACCCGACGATGGCTAAAGCTGTCTGGCGGATCTCTGGTAGTATCACAAAACCTTGGACAGTGGACCATTCTAAGTGTTTGAATAGCCCTAGAAAGCCTTTTGATTCTGTCTGAATGCTGACACCTATGCCAGTAAATGCAAAAACGAATGGCGCCAGAACAATGGCAAAGATGACAGAAAATGTAATAACTCGACGCATATAGACACCGCCACGAGCTGCTGCCTTATCTGCTGATTCGTCCGCTATTGTCTG